CAAGTCGTGCTGGGGTGCAGACCGCGGCGCCCCGCCCCCCCCCCCCGGGGGGGGCGGAAAGGAGGCTGCTGTGAGAGCTGCAGAAATGAGAGATATTATCATCAGTAAATTAAAAGATGGACCCAAGACAACCCCCGAACTTGTTGAAATGACGGGATTCAGCCCCGAACAGATCCGAGAGCGGATGCGCCGGGCAAAAGTCGAGGGAATGGTGGAAAGTGCTGTGATAGACAAAGAATTTATGTGGTACGACAAAAAACAGTGGGATCATGTTGTACAGGTTAAAGAGGATAAAGGACCGATTACATTCGGAGAATTAAGAAGAATCAGCCACTATATCAGACCGAATTTCCGAATCCGGGTTTATGATTGCGTCCCGAAAAAGGGAGAAGAAACAACTGGCGTGATCCGGATGAAGCACATAGACAAGATCTATCGCCATGTTGTCACGTTCAAGGAAGGAGGAAGTACCACGCTTGTGAAGTTGGCGCAGTATTTTCGGGATGGCAGCAGGAACAGATGCATTAAATGATTTGACGGTCGCCGGAAACGGTCGATGGTCGAATTATTGTTTTGTATGTTAAGGAGTGGAAGATGAGATTTAAGAAAGGCGATGTCATAAGACATTTTAAAAGAGAGATGCTTACAAAAGAGCAGATCGAAGAAAATGGAGCTTTGTTTACATATGAGTTTTTGGGAGTCGCAGAGCATACGGAAACAAAAGAAAAACTGGTGTTATACAAGGCTTTGTACGATGGCGAGTCAATAGGGTTACCTGTGAAAAAGGGGGACATATTTGCACGACCGTATGATATGTTTTTTAGCGAGGTAGATCATCAGAAATACCCTGGCATAAAGCAGAAATATAGGTTTGAATTTTAAATCCAAAAGGAGAATAAAAGAGATTATATGCCTACGAAGAAACGGGGCTTTCTCCAGAGCAAACTTAAAATTTGGAGGATACTATGAAAAAGTGGATAGAGAACAAAGGACCATCTGGCGCAGTGTTTCACACGCTTGTGTTCGGGCATCATGGAGAGGATCCCGAAGCCATAGTGGCGTTGTTTAGAGATTCAGAGGGAGATTGGTTTACAACATCGAATGTACTCGATACATACTGGGACTTGCTGACCGGCAAGGAAGTGTGTGAACATGATGCCAAAATAATGGTAGAGGAAATGGTGTACGATCGTTTTGCGGATGAAAAGAGGTATTACGAGGAAATTTGCGAAGAGCTTGATATGGAAAACTGAAATTAAGAATTTGATAGAGGAATACGATGAGAAATCAGAACGCTTCCGGAAGAGATGGGAGGAGAGGAAGGCAGCAGAAGAAAAGGATGGAAACAGGTACCGGGAGGCATATGGTAAACTGTACGATAAATTTTTAAAAACATACTAGGAAAAGGAGATAAAACACTATGCCAGAAAAAAATGAAACTAACAAAGTGCGCCTGATTGGCGAGGTAGTATCGGAATTTACATTCAACCATGAAGTGTTTGGAGAGAAATTCTATTTCGTAAGTTTGTCTGTCACTCGTTTGAGCGGACAGGTGGATGTGATCCCAACCTCAATCTCAGAGAGACTTATGGATATATCTAAAGATTATCGCGGCACGACGATGGAGGTGCTTGGACAGTTTCGTTCCTACAACCGCCACGACGGAGAAAAAAGCCATTTGATAATGTTCGTGTTCGCGCAGGAAGTTCGACTCCTGGAAGAGCCTGCTGGATACACTGGAACGAATCAGATCTTCCTGGACGGATACATCTGTAAGAAACCTATCTATCGCCAGACACCGCTGGGAAGAGAAATCGCAGATATGCTTCTGGCGGTCAATCGATTATACGGGAAAACAGATTATATACCGTGTATCGTATGGGGAAGAAATGCCCGTTATGGATCCAGATTTGGTGTAGGAAGCCATGTGTGTGTTGAGGGGCGTATACAGAGCCGCGAGTATATGAAAAAACTGAGCGAAACGGAATGCGAGAAGCGCGTAGCGTATGAGGTATCAGTCAGCAAATATCTGGACAATAGAAGAAGCTTGGAAAAAGGAGAAGATGATGGAGGAGGAGTTGCTTAAAATGTCTGTAAATGCGAGGTGTGTTGGCTGTAAAGAACCGACAAAATTTGTAGCTGGTTTTTATGACGGTCCGAGGGGAAAACATGGCTGCTTTTATGATTGTGAAAACGAAGCTTGCGCGGTGAATCAGATTCTTCGGTGTGCGGAGTCTAAAGAAGTTCAGAAGATGATGCAGATCCAGGAAGATAACGGTCGGCTTGGAATGTATGCGGGAGAGATAGCAGCGCTGCGGAGAGATGTAGGGCTCACGATGATGCAGATGTCGCAAATAGCCGGATGCAGCCCGGCAGAATACAGCGCGTATGAGCATGAGCGGAAAAAGTTTGATCCGGAAGTATATCGAAAATGTAAAGAGTACCTGAATGAAAGAAGGGTGAAAAATGGAACGATTAACACATGAGCGAGTGAATGAAATCAAGGAGGGGTATTGGTCGGCGGAGAAAAAAGGGACGCTGATCGCCCGCCTGGCGGAATACGAAAATACCGGAAAGACTCCGGAAGAGATCCGGGGATTTGAAGAGACTGCCCGGAAAATGGTGGAGAGAACGATCTCTTTGCATCGAGAATTGAAAGCTGAACAAAGCAAGGATGAATGGATTCCTGTATGTGAAAAACTGCCGGAGCTGGAAACGTGGGTTCTGGCAACAGTAAAACGTCACCGCTGGATCAGCGACTACAAAGAGAATGTTCCGGATGACGAGAAAACGGATCATCCGGAAGTGCGCTATGTTACCCTTGCAAAGCGAAATGAAGAGGGATGGTGGCACATCGACATGGAATGCGACAGCTTTTGTTATGAACTGATTCCAGAGGATTACGAAGGAAAAGAAGATTTAAGTTGTCCGCGGGTGGAGGTCATTGCCTGGAAAATGATTCCGAGAGGCTGCGGGAATGAAAGAAACTGAACGAGGACGCATTTACCTGTGCGCGGTCTATGTGGGAGACCGGAAAGAAATTAAAAAAGAAGCGCAGCAAATAAGCATCCAGAAAGACGATATCTATGGTTACATAGTAGAGCCGGAGAATGGGCGGGCATATGGGTATCCGACCATGTCCGATCTCCGGAGAGACTGGAAAAGAGGGGTAGAATGACAAGGGCAGAAAAGAGAAGAGCCGCCCGGCAGCAGGAGAAGGATAAAGTCCGCTACCAGCTGACAGCGGAAGAAATTAGACAGATAGAGAAGAAAGCAGTCGAATCAAAAAAAGAACAGATTCGGGACAGCATCATGAAAGAAGTAAGGGAGGAATGGGAGAGAAGAGAGGAAATGTTGAGCGGGAAAGATGATGGCGAAATCGTTCAAAATGTTCTTTGTCTGCTCCTGGCAGTCCCGGTCAAGGTACTCTGTGAAAAATTTAAGTGGAAGCCATACCCGCTCAACCAGGAAGAAAATAAAAACTCCAGGATCTTAAAGTTCTCGGAGGCAGTCATCCGGGAAACGAACGAAGTCTTTTCAGACAAAAACATAGACATCCGGGCATACGGTGAAGAGGTATATCGAAAATATGGCATTCGGTATAGGATAGAGGGGGAAGGCGATGGAAGGGATTGAGTGCTGCGCGAACTGTAAACACTGCGTAGCATATCCGAAAAATAACCGGTACGGAGACGTTGATTATATGTGTTTGATTGGCGGTTACTATATTGCTGGAATACACAAGGATCGAAATAAGATCCGGCGCCTTACTCCGGGCGGCAGAAAACTGGAATGCAGATATGAGAGGAAAAAATAAGGAGCGGCAATAATAGCACGCTCCTCTAAAAAAAGAAGGTATGTACAACCTAAGTTGATTGAGATAACGCAATTATACCCAATCAAGCCAGAAAAAGCAAGAGAGGGGGAATCTTATGGTATCGGCAAGTGCTCTAATTAACACGATACTGACACAGATGCAGGAATATGTCAAAGAGGGAGCCCTGAAAGATGTGCAGCTGATCCTCTACATGAATCTGGCAGATTATAGCTTTTCGAGGAACGAAGATACTACAGCAGTTAGCGAAGAATCGGATCGAATGTATGAAGTGATGCAGCTCTGGCAGCAGGATATGATTCTTAGGGGACTGACATCTGGAACAATCCGACAGTATGGACATGAACTTAAGCAGCTCATCATCTACGCAGGTGTAAGCCCACTTGAGATGAGCGAATACCATATCAAAAACTATCTTGCGTTTGGAAAAATCCGGAGGAAATGGAAAGACAAAACATATAATAGCAAGATCCGGTCGCTGAAATCGTTCTTCGTTTGGGCGGTCGAAAACAAGGAAATGGCAGAGAATCCGATGAAAAATATCAAAC